CTGTGTAGAAAGAACGCAGTGATGTCAAAGCCTGAACTTCAACGATGTCTTCGATCAAACGTGAGTATTCATAGTGCTTGTTAATCAAGACTTGAATGTTTGTGTCGCTCTCAGCGATCAAAGTCACAGCATCTGTAGCGGCTTTAGCGGAAGCAGAACCACGAGCAGGGCTAGGGATGTTGACAGTGTCACCCTTTTTGCCTTTGAAAGACATCTTCTTGACCAAGTTGGCCAAAACGAGGTTCTTCTTATAGGCGGCAACAATTTCATCACTCCAAATCTCTGGAATAAAGTTAGCTGCGGATGTAGTGGTTACACTATTTGTGGGGGAAAAGGCGGTATTTGCCATAGTTAAATCTCCAAAAAGTTAAGGTTACTTGACTCGACCTTCAGCGTACGCAGTCATGATTTCATCAGAAAGCGCCTCGTATCGGGACGGGTCTTGCATTTTCAGCCGAATAAGGTCTGCCCTACGATAGACCCTCTTTGATGACTCTCCAGAACCACCTACATCAACCCCCGCTGCCTTCAAATTCTGCTTACGAGTTGCTTCACCAGCATCACTCGATTGCTTCTGTTTGACAGAGCGAAGTTCTTTGTAAGTAGACAGCAGTTCATTGGCTGAATCATAGTCGAATTCTGCATCAGCACGTTTGAACAAGTCAATGCGTACAGGGCTAGACTTCACCCAGTTTGCAAAGTCCTCATTTTTAGCAATATCGCCAAAATCAGGATGTTCTTGTGCCAAACGCTGTTGAATTTGCGCCCGTTTCATCTCTAAGGTCGCTTGGCGAGCCGCAATGATGTCTGGGTGACTATCTACAGTCTTTTGAACTGCCTTCTGTGGATTCTCAAAGAAATCTACTTCAGGCTCAATATCTCTTGTTTGTTGCTGTTTAGTTGTGAGGTTCTGCCTAATGAGTTCATCAGCGAGCTTTCGGACTTCTCCTACCTCTTGCGCTTGCTTACCAATGAGCTTTTCAGCCTCTTGGTGCATACGCACGACTTCATCCAGACTTTTATCCCGATATTTTTCGGGGAGTTCTGGTTTCTGTTTTTGCTCAACTACTTCTAGTTCATTTGGCTCATCATCAATCAACATACTTATTTCCTTTTCCTGCCGCTATCGGTTGTAGGAGATTCAACTCGGCACTATTGCTTATGAGTTGAGTTTCTGCTCAGATTTCAACTTGTCAGTATGACTCTTACCAAACTTGCTATAAGCAGTAGGAAAAGAACCAGACCAACCTTCTAGTCGAAATGCTGGTGCAGAGAGAGAACGGGTAGCATTAGCTCCGCACTCACACTTCAAGCCTGTTGCCTCATAAACAACAAACTTTTCTGTTTTGTGTCCGTTTTCACAGACGTAATCATAAAATTTCTTCATATGCTCTCTCGCTGATCTCTTTAAGATTTCTCAGCCAAGTAAGTATAGATAGTTCACCTTTTTTGAATTGTAGGTCTTTCTCACTATCTATGATTGAAATATTATTCAAAGAAGCAATTATTTTGTCAACATCTTCCATGAGATCAGCGAGAGAGCATATGAAGAAATTTTATGATTACGTCTGTGAAAACGGACACAAAACAGA